AGAGCGGCCATGCGGGTAGTGTTCCGGTGGCCGGCGGTTTTGGGATTCTACCGCCCCCTCCGGGTGGTTGGTTAGGCGTTGAATGCTTCGATGAATGCGTTGGCGCCGTCTGTGAGTCGTTTGAGGAATGATTTGCTGTCGATTTTTGGTATGACTGCGATGCTGCCGTCTGCTGAGGCTGTTGGCTCGAGGTTGATTGGCATGTCTACTTCCATCTCGCCTAGGTCATAGTCGGTGCTGCTGTTGTATAGGCTGGCGCTGATGTGGAACACGATGGGATAGGTTGCTTCGCGGACCGTTTCGCCGTTGAATGTCTTGACTGGTTCGTCGATGTCCATGAGCGTTGAACCTCCTATGCTGCTCGGATCCATTGGCGTGAGAGTGTGCCGATTGGCGTGGCTGGATCCTTGTTGCCGCGCAGGTTGTTGCATTGTGTGTGCGATGGGCGGAAGCCTGCGGGGTCGTGTTGCAGGTCGGGCCGCTTGCTGACGGGATAGAAGTGGTCGAGGTTGTAGCTGTCGTCTGTGGTGTTCTGCGGGGCGTCGTAGTCGATTGGCATTCCGCAGAGCCAGCATGGACGGTGTTCCGCTTTGCATTCGAGGAAGAATTTCTTGCGGTCTTTCTCGAATTGTCTTCCGCCTTTGCGGACTTGGCGGCTGTAGCTGACCATGTTGCTGTCACCCCGCAATCGTTGAAGAGTAAGTGGCTTGGGCGAGATTCGAATTCGCGGTGGCCCGACATGGTTAGTCTGTTTTGACCACGCCGTCGCAATCACTGCGATGGCCGGTTAGTCCTCTACCGTACGCAAGCCGTGGCATACGCGGTTGGCTTCGATCCAACGACCTGCGGTTTTGGAGACCGCCGCTCTACCGGCTGAGCTACGCGCATAGGTGGATATGAGTAAAGCCCCTGAGATGTTTATCCCAGAGGCTTTCACACTTATCCTGATACGGAGTATACCACGGGGTGGATTCACCCTACTCCTGTCTGTGTTTTGTTTTTTCAGGCGGCTTGGATGGTGAGGCGTCCGCCGAGGGCGTGGATTACCTTGGCGATGGTCTGGAAGCTGGGGTTTCCGTCCTTGCTGAGGCTTTTGTAGAGGCTTTCGCGCCCCACGCCCGCGTCCTTGGCGATCTGGGTCATGCCTCGAGCCTTGGCGACGTTGCCGAGTGCGGCCTGCATGAGTGCGGGGTCGTCGTATTCGGCTATGGCGTTGAGGTAGGCGATGATGTCCTGTTCGTTTTCGAGGTATTCGCTGGTGTCGTAGTCGGTGATTTCGGTGCTCATTGCTGCTCCTTGTAGTCGTCGAGTATGGCGTGGGCTTGTTTGATGTCGGTCTGCTGGGTGCTTTTGTCGCCGCCTGCGAGCAGCAGCATGAGCACGTTGCCGCGCGTGGTGAAGTAGACGCGGTATCCGGCTCCGATGTGGAACCGCATCTCGCTGACCGGGCCTCCCACGGGTTTGATGTCGCCGAACGGCCTGCCGGCGAGCTTGCAGGCGTCGAGCCGGGCTTGGATGGCGGCTTTCGCCTCGCGGTTCCTGAGTTTCTTGAACCACTTGCGGTATTCGGCGGTTTGCTTGATTTCCATACCCTTATTGTATCTCACAGGCTACACTGTGTCAAGCCGGGCGGCCGCTGGAACCCATCGCCAACGCCAGAATCTCCCGTATGTTGAACTCCCAGTAGCCGTCATCGACCGGCTTGCTGCTGGGCAGCTTGCCGCGGTTGAGCCAGTTGCTGATCTGCTTGCGGCTGACCTCGTACCCGTAGTTGTCCTTGAGCCATTGGCTCATGCCTGCCGGTGTTTTGGTCAGGTGGATTGCCTCGGCCTTGTCTCGGCTCTGCTCGCGCAGCTCGACCACGTTGATTGGGTTGCCGCATTTGCACAGCAGCAGCGATTCGCCCTTCGCGGCCATGACCTCGCGTCCGCATTCGGGGCAGACGCCGATTATCCGGCGCGTGCGTGGCCTGCGGTCCACGAGCGGTTCGATGCGCTCGCAGGTGTGGATGAGCCATGTCAGCCAATGTCCCGAACGGCTGGCGCGGCATAGGTCGGGCAGTCGTCGTGGCGAGTCCCTGAGCAGGGTCTGCCATCTCGGACGGCTTTCCACGCCGGTTTCGTTCCACATGTCCTGCAAGCCGTCCTCGATCTGGTCGAGCATGTCCTGCGCGTGGAGGTTGATGGGCGCGGGCGCCGCGCCTCCTTGCGGTTTGCCGCCCGCTCCGGGTTCTCCGAGCTTGTAGGCGTGACGGGACACCTGTTGCAGGAGCATCATGTCGCGGCGGAGCCGGTGGAGTGTTTTCGCGTACTGGCGGCGGCAGTTCCGGCAGAGCGTCCATGGTGCCTCGACCTGCTGGTTGCCGCAGTATTGGCATGGTTCGGTGATGATGAACATTGTTTGAAACCCTCCACGTTCCGGCTATCATGGTGCTTGGTGAGCGTGCCCTCCATCTTTTCGGTGGAGGGTTTCGTTTTTTTACGCTGAATTCAGTGTTTTTGCGCTGAATTCAAATCAATGGTTCGATGAATTCGGGCGTGAAATCATCCTTGTGGGGTGCGGGCGTTTCAGGATGGGCGATGATGTACAGCACCTCATCCAATGGCACGCCGAGCAGTTTCGCCGTGTATTCGGGCGTGGCCGCTTTGCTCCGATGCCATTTGAGTATTTCCTCGCGTTTGAGACTGCTTACGCTCATGATTCTCCTCTTCCGTAGGGATTGTTGACCGAGTATGCGTCGCGCCCGTAGTCGCGTGACAGTTCCTCCAATTGCCCGACCGTGAATCGGCATCCCACGCCGTGCTCCTCCGCGTCCACTGCCACGCAGCCGAGCTCGAACGCCCGTTCGGCCACCTGCCGGTCGTGTTTGTCTATGGCGGGCTTGAACGCCTCCAGTAGAGCGTCCTCGCTATAGTGCTCGCCCTGCTCGTAGACGTAATCAACGGCCATGCGCAGCAGTTCGCCGAAATCCTCGGGAATATAGTCTGGGTGCACGCTCTCTCTGCTTACGCTCATGATTCCTCCTTGAGCGTGGCGACATATGCGATGGCCTTGCGTTCACGATTCGCATACTTCTCGCATTTGCGCTTGAGACGTTTGAGGCTCATGGCGTACAGGAAGTCTCTGAAGTTGCCGTCTTCGCAGATTTTGGCTTGATAACGGCCGCAGGTGCCTTCCGCGCCGATATGCGCAACCAAATGGTCTGTAAGCTGAATCTCGTTCATGCGTTTTCCTTTCGATATGGGTTTGGCGTGTATTCGGGCGGTTCCTCGCCGGGCATGGGGTTCATGTTCTTGAGGGCTTGGATATATCCGTTCTCCCATGCCTGTTCGGCTATCTGCCGGTCGTGTTCGTCTATGGCTGGTTTGAAAGCCGCCAGCAACAGGTCTTCGCTGTACAACTCGCCTTGTTCCCAGACGGAATCGCAAGCCATGCGCAGCAGTTCCCTGAAATCCTCGGGAATATAGTCTGGATGAATTGTTTCGTCGTGTCCGCTCATTGTCCGCCTCCCATTTCCTTCTCTCGCGCCATGATCTCCACGTCGTCGGCGAGCATCCTCAGCACGCCGGCGAGCGTGCCATACGATTCGGCGGTCGGATACACCGTCTTGCTGACATACACGTCCCACCTGTCGGAACCTTGATGATTGTCGGCCTTGAGGATAATGAGCGGGTCGGCGTCGATGAAACGACCGTCCTTCATGCCCCGCACTTTGAGCATCAGACGTATCGAATCCGCCTGCTCGCTCGTGTTACCCAAAATATCCAGAGTGCTCATCGTCCACCTCGCAGTTCCTTCTCCTCGTTCGCGATTGATTGGAGGATGTCCTCCAGGTCGCCGAGCTCGTTCCGGCTCAACCGGATGCGGCGGATGCTGTCGCCATCATGAGTGGCCAGCACCCATGAGCGGGTGCCGTTTCGGCCGTCTCCGGGAATCCAGCTCAGGGTCACATTCCCGCAGGAGGCACCTGTGACCATGCCGCACCGTCGTTCGATCTCCACGTCCGTCCCCCCCCCCTCGTCGCCTTCATCGTCCGTCTCCGTGAAATCGTTGAGCGATGGGCTGGAACAGCTCATATCCCTTCTGGGCCCACATCTCCAGTGTTTTGAGGATCACGAGAATCGACAGTGAGTCGAGCCCGTCGTCAACCAGTTTGGGAATGTTGCTGTACTGTGCGTTCAGTGTCGTATGCCCCTTCTTGCCGCTGGTGAACGTGAATCCCAGCATGTCCACGGGCGTTCCGGTTTCCTCCGGTGTGATGGTCAACCGGACCTTGAACTTCTTGCCCAACGGCATCGCCTTGTCTCTCATCGTCTGCCTCCCAGACTCTCGCGAATCAGCTTGTATTTCCGGTCGCCGTTGCACATCGCATTCCAACGACGGATGGAAGCGGCGAGTATCCACTCCTTCGTGAGCGTCCACGGCATTTTGGGTCTTTCCCGCATTCCGATAAGACACGTGTACTTGCATTCCCCACATTTGAAAATCAGCGCGGACAGAAGCTGATACGCCTCCCATTTCACCTTGACCTTGCCCCCGCACTTGGGACACGGGCTAATCCTGTGGAACCTCACCAGACTCACCTCCCTCAAGAGGCGCGTTCAAATCCACCTGTTCGATACGCGCACGCTCCTGTAAGATGTTCGCGTATGTCCCCATCGCGTACAATTGGCTTTCAAGGAGCTGGAAGGAGCACGCGGGCGTGAAGTCCAACGTGCCCTCCGCGTAGCCCTCAAGCATGTGCGCCAGCTTGCTGATACGCTCCTGCAATTCTCGATGTTCGCGGATCATCCGCTGCTTGTAATCACTCATTGGTTGTCTCCTTCGGTTTGGTTTTGTAGTCTCGGACGATGCACACGCATCAGTCCATCCTTTCGTCAAACCATTTGATGTCCTCCCAGATCGATGGCATGACCTGATCGAGAGCGCCCATGCTGCTCAATGCCCATACAGCGCCGTAGTTGGTGCGCTCCCGCGTCGCCGTGACATAACCTTTGTCCGGGTAGACGTGGGATTCCGCAATCCAGTGGAACGGGAGCATCCCCTTGCGCAGAATCAAAGTAAAACGACTGTGCTTAACCTTGATGAAGCTCCTCATGTCGCTCATTCCTCCGTTGCCTCCATCGGGTAATTGATGTCTTCAAGCGAGTCCGCGGAATAGGTCAGCTCCACGAGCCTGAACGGTTTCTGCGTCTCCGGGCCTCTGAACGGTGGCTCATATTCCCACCATTCGCTGTCGTCGTATTCTTCGCGGCGCAGAAAACCGCCATCGGTGAACACCACGACCAGATCGACGACTATCTCCTGACCGCCGTAGCCATCGAAGTAATCGACGTCGAGCACCTTTTCGGCCTGACTCCACGGAAAATTCCCAGCCTCTCGTCGCGGGGAGCCTACGAATCGAACGTCATCGGTCGAATGCTCGCTTTGTGAGATCGCACCCTTGGTTTCATCTAAAAGATTCATTCTTCCGTTGCCTCCTTGCTATAAGGGTTTGCCATTGCCATAGGGTCGTTGCACAGCTCTCCGCGTCGGACATACCTGTACGCACTACGAGTTGCCAATTCCCACACCTGTTCACAGATATGGCGTTCATGCTCGTTCTGATACCGGTACATGTTCCTAATCGACGTATACCGTCGCCCAAAGCCGTTACTGTTCAGATAACCGTTACGCATCGTTGTCATCCTCAGTATCGAAAACATCCGCACTGTCGTAGGACAGTGTTTTGATTTCGTCCTCGTCGATAATGTCGTCGTAGTCCACCGTGCCGTCGCGCAATGCCTTGAGCACGTTGGCGTCCGTGGGGTCGCCGAGATTGTCGGGCCATTCAATGACCATGCGTTGGCTTGTTTGCTTGGTGATCGTCACATCGGCCGTAATGCTCTTGTTCATTCTTCCGCTGCCTTTCCTTGCATTGCCTTGACTGCGAGTCGCATGGCGTCGTAGTATTCGGCCCTCAACGCGCAGTCAGAATCCCATTGAGGGTAAGAGTCGGGCTTCAACGCCTCGTAGAACGCTTTCGCCCCGGCTTCGATTTCCTCGTTCGTGGGCTGGCGTTCAGCGCCATCCATGTACGCTTCCGCCAAGTCATCGGACGTGCAAACCGGTATCGTTATTGCGCCGTGACAATCAACCGCTTCGGGCGGGTAGAGGCGCTCCGCCTCACTACTGATGATGCTCACAGCTGACCTCTTTCCCGATTGCGTTCCAGACAGTCGTCCATCGCCTGTGCCACTTCTTCGTCGGTGATACCGAACGCGGCGATCAGGTTGCCGACCGTCTGCAACACGTCAGCCAGTTCACCGAGCATGGCCTGGCGGCGCTGGTCGCGCACGTAACCTATCCATCCGGCTTTCGCCTTGTCCCGGTCATCGCCGAGCTCGCCGCCCACGTTCACCCCGAAGCAGGCGAGGCAGTTCGCATGATCATCGAACTCCCGGCCAATGCCGCTCGGGTCTGTCGGGTCACTGGCTTTCAGGTATTGTTTCCCGGCCTCCACCATCTCCGCCGCCTCCTCAAGGGTCTTCAACAACAGCCACTTGTCGGGCGTGAGACGGCCGAAAGATTCGATCGGAGGCAATTGGACGATACGATTGCTCATGCTTCCACCGCCTTTGCCGGACGGAACGGAGCTTGAGAGGTCACGTGCTTGCTGTTGAGGCCCGACCAAACAGACCCGGTGACGGGGGATTCCGGGTCACCGATAAGCAAAGCGACCAACTTCGAATTGTCCAGGCCGGAGATGGCGACGCTCCACAAGGCATTGTCCTTATCCCACCACAACCCGTCATGGTCGGGCAGCTTCGGCTTCCGACGCAAAGCGTAGGCGAAATCATCGGAGTCGATGCAGTACTCACCGTCTATCTCGCTGATGCGGATACGCAGGAGCATGTCGCCTAGAGGGTCAGGCTTGAGATCGATGACGGGGAAATGGTTTCCCTCCGTCGTGCAGGCAATATCGCCCACCTGCACGTTTTCGATATTGTCGATGCGCTCATACTCGGGGTCATCCACCAGTTCGATGGACTTGATACCGGAGTAAGGGACGAAAGTCGAGGATGAACGAATGGCGGGAGAAAGAGAGACGCAATGAGCAACGTTTCCCACCATGTCGAGCGTACTGGTCATCGTGTCGCCGTTATTCCACGTTATCTTGACACGCAGCCCTTCCAGCTCCCCGCAGGTCTTGCCTTCCCAGAACGGTTTCTCACTGCTCATTGTTTTTCTCCTTCTTTTCGTTCGCTTCGAGCGCGTCCAGCAGATCGCATTCGGCGAGCATGAGATGCGCCTGGGCGCGGGTCATTGATTTCAACGTCTGCGCGCCGGCGCCGGCCATCCAGCCAAGAGAGCTCACCTTCGTCTCGAGCAGGTGGGTCTGCGTCGCGAGATCACGCAATCGACCATCAAGCAGCATGGTCATCGGTTTCCTCCTTGTTGAGTCGTGTTTCGATTTCGATGCACAAGTCGAGCGCCGCCGTGAAACCGGCCTGATAGGCGTATAGCGCGGTCTCCGGCCGGCTCATGCCGCCAATCTCCGTGGCCTCCAACAGCCACGCCATCGCACGCTCCTGCGGGGTCGGGAACTTTTCGGCCATCACGCGCCCCTCAGAATCGAGCCGAGTGAGGCAGCACCCAGCTTCTGGGCACCTGCGAACCGTCTGGCCGTGGAACGTGACTTCGGCTGCGCGGCGGGCAGTTCGAACGGGTTGCGCGCGGTCAACGCCTGCTGCTGCGCCTGCTGCGGCGTGTTGCCGAGCATCCGCTGGCGGCGGTACATCCACGCCGCGTCCTCCGCCAGGTGCCTCGCCTCGCATTCGGCGGCTATCTGCGCCTCCGAGGGCTTCGACTCGTTGCGCATCCGGCGCACCATCGCGTTCACATCGCCCGAACCGCACCAGCGGCCCGAATCGTTCGCCGCGTAGAAGCGCTTCACCGCCTCCAACGCCTCGCCGAGCGTCATGTCCGCGCGAAGCTCCTCGTGGAACGTGCGAGCCTCCAGGTCGGTGATGGCCGCGTTGCCGTGGTGGACGCGAATCTTCGCCAGCACGAGCGTGCTTTCCTTGAGCGTCAGCATGTCAGTACTCCTTCCCGTGATTGGTTTTCGGCGGCTTCCTCGGCCGCGTAGTGGGCTATCAGCGCCGCGTTCGCGTCCTGGTTGGCCTGCGAACGGTTCCACGCCGATGGCGAGGGGCGTGCGGTCGGCTCGGGTTTGGCCGGCAGCGGGTCGTCGTCCCAGTGTTCGCCGTCCAGCCAGTTCGCCGGGGTGAGCGTGTAGCCGGGTTCCCGGTTCGGGTCGGCGGCGTACCTCGACGCCTTGGCGATCAGGAACGTGTTGTTGGTTTTCCGTCGCGCCTTCCGCCAAGCCTCGAAGGCCTTGCGTTTGCCGGTCTTGCGCGGATAGGTCTGCCAGAACTGCTCGAACTCGATGGGATAATCCTCGTCGGCGCTCTCTGCGGCCCCCTCGGCTTGCGAGGGGGTTTGTGGGAGAGAGAATTCTTCGTTAGAAGAATTCTTATCTGTATCTGTATCTGTATCTGTATCTGGCTTCGTTTTGCTTGAGTCTTGCTTCACGTCTGCTTCGTTTGTGCTTCGCGTCTGCTTCGTTTTGCTTGAGTCTTGCTTCACGTTGCGTGACTTGCCGGACGCTGCGCCACCTTTTCGGCCGGCTTCGGCTTTCTTCGCTTTAGCCTCCTCCACGTCAGCACGAGAACGACCCTGAGCTGCGACGAAATCATGCAGCCACAAGGTGCCGTCCTCATGCTCGTCTAAAAGATGCGCGTCGATGAGTGCGTCTATATCTTCATCGGAAGCGCCGAGCAGACATTTCAAATGGAAGCGGGACAGTTCACCGTCGTTTAATTCGCCAGCGCAGTACGAGATCGCGAACGTCCACACGGAGAACGCGGAAGGGTGCTCCATTGCAAACACGCGAACTTTCTCGTTCTGCCATAGGCGTGTGCTGAGCTTCGCGAACTTTTCCATATCGTGCCCGGCCATCAGTCCGCCTCCTTTCTCTTGTCTCTTTGGTATTCGGCTATCATCGCCTGCAGTTCGGGGCTGGCCGCGATTATCTCGCTGGGCTTCAGCCCCTCCCCGTCCCCGTTGGTCTTGGGTTTGCGGTGGTAGCCGCCACGCAAACCGGTGCGACGGCTACCACCGATGTAGTCGTGCGGGTTAATCCTGGCCATCATCCGGCCCCAACGTAAGCCCGTCGTTCAGCAGGAGCGCGAACAATTCGAGCGGTAACCACACGAGCGTCGGATTGGATGGCACCGGCTTCGATTCGCGGCGCAGCCGGTTCGCGAGCTCGCGGCGAATCCGGTAGTCCGGTCCTAACACGGGCCCCATGTGCGCGGAGAGGAACCGTTCGAGCGTTTCGATGTCGAACACGGCCATCTGCCGGGCCATGCCCTTGAGGCTTTTCACGCCCACGCCCTTGCGATGCTGGATGAGCACCCCGTAGGGAGTGTCCATGTTCGCCATCTCCACTTTGAGCTCCCGCCAGTGCTTGCGATAGTTCGGCATCTTCGTGTCCTTGCATTCCACGCACACCGGCTCGCCACAGAACCGGACGCCGATCAGATCGCCCTGGTCGGCGTTGCCATGCAACGGCATACGGTCGATGCGCGTGTCCTGCAAAGCCCACGCAAGGTAACGCACCGTCCACGTCTCAAGGCTTGTCCCCTTGCTTTTCGATGGGTTCGCCATCATCTCTCCAATCCGTAATCCGCATACATTTCGTCGGCTTCCTCCGCGCACATGGGGCAGGGAATCGGTCTTGCGGGATACAGCGGGCACCCGTGCGTCGGGCAGACCGGTTCCACGTCCGACGGCGTCTCATCGTGATACAAATGCAGCATCAGAAGCTCGGATCACTGGACCATGGGTCGGAGGCCGGAGGCTGCCCCTGCCCCTGCGGCTGCTGCGTGTAACCGGCCTGCGTGCCGTAACCCTGCTGTCCGCCGTTCTTCTGTCGAACGTTGGTGATGGCGACGGCGCTGGCGTTGACGTTGCAGCTTGCGGTAGCCTCGCCCTTCTTGTTCGTGTAGGCGTCGAGGCCGCTGATTTCGCCCACGATGGTCACGTCCACGAACTGGTCCTGATTCTGACGCAGTTGAGCGATCTGGTCGAACACGGGGTTGAGGTTCGTGTAGCCCGCAGGCCACACCGAGTAGTACTGTTCCGGCTGGCTTTTCCAGTTGCCGTTCCGGTCACGGTAGCCGGGCGACACCGATACGCTCAAATACCGTTTGCCGTTCTGCGTTTCTCGCACGCCCCACGCCGTGCCTTGGATGATGATGGTCGTTCTTCCCGTCATGGCCTACTTCCCTTCCTTGACGCTGGCCTTGAGCTCGCCCAGCACCTTGTCCAATTCCGCCTCGCTCAGGTCGGCGAACGATTCCGACGCCATGCCGGTTATCTTCGCGACCGTCTGCAAGGCCTCCTGTTCGTCGGTCACGCCCAACCGTTGGAAGCGGGCGATGGCCTCAGCACGCTTGGCCTCGACCGGGGAGACCTCGGGCTGGGCTTCCGGCTGCGACTGTTCCGGTTCCTCGGGTTCGTCCACGCTCGCGTCAACCGGCGAATCGTCCGCAGTCACGGTGGGCAGTGGACGGAACACGTCGGAATAATCCGGGGTCTGGTCGTCGCTTGCGGCCGCGTCGCGGGCCTCCACGCTGACCGGCAGGTAGGGGAACGCGCGGCGGATTACCGTCTTCTTCGCCATGGCCTCATAGTCGGACTTCCACGGGCTGACCGCCTTGCCGTAGCTGGGGCTGCGTTTCGCCGCCGCCTCGATCTCGTCGGCGTTCATCACCTGGAAGTAATGCCCGCCGTCCTTGAAGTTCGCGATCATGTACACATGGGTGAGCTTGCCGGGCTTCGCGCACGGCACGTGCCGCAGGTCCTCGTTCAGGCCATAGCTGTAGGTGAATTCGTCTCCCTGGTGTACGGCTCGGGCGCTGATGTCCCTGATCTGGCCGCTGCGGCGTGCGAGGTCGATCATGCCCTTGTAGCCGATGATGAGCGTGGCTTCCTTCTGGCCGGTGCGGTAGTTCTTGTTCCCGTAGGGCAGGATGTAGGCGCGTCCCAATCCGTCCACGTTCGACGGTTCCAAGCCCAGTGCGGCGCATTTCATGAAGCACGACAGCACGCTTTCGACGGAGCAGTTCGCCAATTGCGGTTCGCGGTTGATGGTGCTCACGTACATCTGGTAGAGGCGCTGCGGGCTGAGGTTGTTGCCGATGACGGCCGCGATGCGCGGCCAGCTCCTCTCCAGCAGGATTTTCATGTTCTGCTGCGGGTTCATCGGCTGCATCTGCGCGTTCTGCGCCTGTGTCGCTAACTGTCCCATATCGGGTCTCCTTTACTTGGTTTTCTTCGGTTTGATTTCGCTGAATCGGAAGGTGCGGCCCTCCCACGGCTGCACGACCCGCGTGTAGCCCTTGCGCGTGCTGTGCTTGTAGGTGGCCTGCATGTTGCCGCAGCGCACCCCCTCGTGGTCTCCGATATAGGGGAGTATGCAGTCCTGCAACTCCTCCTTGCGGGCCTTCAGCGCGTTGAGGTCGGCGGTCGTCTGCTGGTAGTCGGCCATGAGCCTGCGCAGATCGGTGCTGTCGCTCATGTCCTCGATGCCCTCCGAAGGCTCCGGGTACGCCTTGGCCACGTCCGTGCCGGTGAGGGCGGGCATTTCGTCGCGGGTGACGAAACCCCAGAAGTCCTCGGCGGCCTTGATCACAGCGTGAATGTCGTCCTCGTCGCGCTCGAACCGCACCTCGACCGGCTCGCTTTCGCCGATGTCCGCGTAGAAATACCCCCAGCGGAAGCCGGTGACGGCCATGTAATGCGTGACCTGCGCCAAGTAGTAATCCGGCGCGATTAGCTCGCCAGTCTCGTCGTGCCAGTCGGTGCGGCCACGGTTCGCGTTCGCCGTCTTGATCTCGAGAACGCCCCACGAATCGCTCGCCTCGTCGTAGATGAAGCCGTCCAGCGAGGCGTGCATCAACGGATGCTGCTTGGATACCAAGGAAATGTCGGTGCCGTCGATGACCTGGTACTCCGGGTGGAGTTTGCGGAACCGACGGCGCAGTTCGACCTCCAAGGCGTTGCCCTTGACGATCGCCCACTTGCCGCTGATATCCTCCGGCTGCTGACGGTTCGTCTTCTCCAGCCACAGGTCGTAGGGGGTCGAGTACGGGTTGAGGCCGAGAATCGTGCTCATGTCCGAACCGCCGACACCCAACGCGCGGAACGCGTGCCACGCACTCTCACGCTCCGCCTTCGTGCGCTGGCAGAAACGGTGCACGTCGAACAGTCCGGTCGCCTGCGCTGCCATGTCAACGGTCGCTCGCTTCATTCCTGCTCCTTAGCTTCGATTTGCTGACGTATTCCACTCGCGCGCTCACCCTGCGCCGTTGCCTGTCGATGACGACCATGCCCGGCAACGGCATCACGTACAGGTACGGGTTGCCGGTCTGACTGTTCCGGTCGCTGATCAGATCCATAAATTCCACGATCAGCTCGCCGGGCGTCATACGCACGCCCTCGTCCGTGATCGGGCTCCATAGTTCCACCGTGTCCGTCATCCATATCCTCTCGTAGTCCGACGAGCCGTAGCCCGGCCTCGTGGATGCTCAGTCCGATGAGGCTCGCCAGCGACTGCCGGGTGGGATATGCGGTCAGGATGTCAAGGTTGGTGAGCAGCCGGTCCGCGACCGCAAGCCACATGTCGTTCGGCACGTCAGGCGTAGAGGCGCTGCTTGCGCGTCTGCTTGTTGATGCGGTCAAAACGGGCCACCTCCTCGACCTCGAAGCCCAGCACCTGCATGGTGTCGGGGTCGGTGACCGGCGTCGGCCCCCAGCCTCGCGTGAGCTTGTTCTGGATGGTCTTCTTCGCCTTCCCGTAGTGTTCGGCGAGCTGTTCCACCGTCATCAGGTTTGGTAATGGCGCACTCATTGGGGTATCCTTTCTAGTGGAGTTTCTTTCCGCCCCAGTAGCCGCTGGGGCTTTTCTTTTTTGCGTAACCTTGCGGTCGTGGACGGCCACGGAATCGAACCGTGGTCCCGGTCTTTGCCGCGCATACATGACCTACGCGATCTTGACTGGGGGCAACCTGCACCGCCCGAAGCGGGACGCCGGAGAATAGACCAAAGCCGACGCCCCGCCGGTGCAAGAAAACCGACACCGTATCTGTCAGTTGTTTTTTTCAGTTATCAACGAGGGTTATTCGGTTTTCCTTCCGCTTGGCCGGCCGGTTTTCTACGCCGTCCGGCAAGACTTATTCGATGCCCGCCTCGCTCAACACCAGTGCGATCAGTCTGAGTGGAACGAACCCGAAGCCCATGAGCGCGGCCAAACCGTTGCCGATGGGATGCGCGCAACCCGCATGGCTTAGAATCCAGCCGACGCAGAAGGCGAGCACGACGGCGCAAACCACTAGCCCGCGCATGAATCTGCGTGACGGGCCACCATCGGCCTTCCGGTAGCCACCCGCGTGGTGGCCATACTCTTTGGCGTTCATGTTTTTCTCTTTCCGTATAAGGTCCCTCCGCCGGTAGGCTTGGAACTGCGACATTCAAATGACTATTCACCGAATGCTGGCGTTGATGAAGGCGCAGACCACGCAGATGATCGCGCAGACCCAAATGATTGAATTCGCATCCATCACTCCGCGTCCTTTCCGATGATTCGTTCCAACTGCGCGGCCTGTCGTTTGGCTTTGAGCCTCATCGCCTTCCGCTGAAGGCACAAGCGGTTCCACTTGTCCTTGGTCTCTATGGGGTTGCCGCCGCGTGCGATTTTGAGGCATTCCGGGCATTGGAGGAATGCCTCGCCGTCGCTTTTCCCGACCTTCGGGACGCAATGGCATGACGGGCATTCCTCCAACGGTTCCGCGATGATCTTCAACGCTTCCTCGACCTGCTGGTCCCACCGTTCGATGGCCTGCCGTTCGTCGGACGGCGAGAGCGGGTTGCCGCCGTAGTACCCGTATCCGCATTCCCCGCAACGGCAGCCCCAGCGTTCGAAGTCGTATCCGTATCCGCCTGACGTCCACGAATCCATCACCGCCTCGGCATGGCCGTTGCATAACGGACAGGGCAACGGTGTCGGCATCGGCCCCTCGGCCTGTCCGGACTGGCATGCCTGACGATTGTGCTTCCACCACACCATCACGCCACCTCCTTGCCGTTGGTGTCGAGCGCGGTATCGATGGCCTGTGCGGGGTCTCCGCCGGTCTCGTTGAATACGGCGAGGAACATGCTCAGGCTCATGTCGTTGCGTGGCGCGCCGGTGCGGAATGATTGGATGGTCATGCGGTTGACCGAGGCCGCGCGGGCCACTTGGGTGTCCGGCACGTTGCCACGGCGTAGTCGGGCGCGTGCCTGTCTGGTGAGTTTGCTGGCGACCTTATCCATGCCGGGCTTGACCGGTAGAGCCGGTTCGCGTCCGATGCCCGCTGCTGACGCCTTGCGTTTGATTGGCTCGCTCATGTGCCTGAGTCTCCTTTCTGCCTTGGGTCTTCTGTCTGTCAGAGGTTCTTGAGCTGGTCGAATTCCTCGGCGGTGAGGGTGACCACCGCGTCAGTGATTCCCATGTCCCCGATTCGGACCTCGACCCGGCCATCGGCCAGTCGCCTGACCTTCAGCGGCCTGCCCGGCTCCTCATGGTTCACGATTCGGATTTCCTCGCTCATCCCGACCTCCTGATTTCACTTGCTGTCAACAATTAATATGATGGCACTTGCTCTCATTTTGCGCAAGTCGGCGTGTCACTTGCTATCATTGATTGCATGCCTACGAAGAGTTACAAGTGGTCGCCGGCAGATTTCGCAGCGGCAAGAACCATTGACAAAATGCTTACGACTGTCGGCCTCGGCAACCGTGAATTTGATCGCGCCTCCGACGGTGCTATCAACTACGGGCGAGTTCGGGATCTCCGCAATGGTCTTAAGGCTCCTGTCAGACTCTCCGAATTCCTCATTGTCTGCGACGTATGCGGAGCCGACCCGGTGCAAACCGTCCGGGACATCATCTCGGAGGCGAAGCGTATCGAAGAAGAGCAAAAGCGCGAGCGTCGCGTGGAGGAGACGAAGCGTATTCTGGCGGATAACCCGATGGAGCTTGCGGCCTACACCGACCCGGACAAGGAGAAGTACATCGAATACGGGAACGGGGATGATCCAGCATGAGACCGTTGCCGTTGAACCTGAGAGACACCTATGGCCATGTGCGCATGGCCGTCTACAGTGCCGGACTCGACGTAGAGATACGCAGCGCCGACCACCTGCCCAACGGCATGATGGGCTGCTACAGCGAGCGCACTCGCACGATACTCATAGACCGTCGTCTCCCATACGTGGCCAAACGATGCACCCTCGTGCATGAGCTGGTCCACTGGTCCCACGGTGATGACCGGTGTGGCCTGCATGAGATGCGCACCCGTGCGGAGACGGCTCGGCTATTGATATCGCCAACCGAATACGCGCTGGCCGAACGAATGTACGACGGGAACGTCTGGCGTATCGCAGACGAACTCGAAGTCACATCAGGCATCATCAATGATTACAGGACACTGCTGCACGACCGTGTAGCAGCTTAGAGAAAGAAGAGAACCATGGGATTCAGGATTCGCAAGAGCATAAGTCTCGGCAAGGGGTTGCGGTTGAACCTCGGCAAAAGCGGAGTAACAAGCGTGACCATGGGCAAGCGTGGCGCGCCGCACGTGACCGTAGGCAAAGGCGGCA